CTCAAATTGTATTTGGTGGAAAATCCTTTCCTATGCCTGAAGTCAAAGTTCCAAAAGTCGGGAAGAATTCAGATCTAGTTGTCTTGAAAAACATCGATGGTCCAGTCGCGCTCAAGAAAGTTCATTTTTTGATCCCTCAACAAGGTCAGAAGGTGATGCTCTTGTGTGGAGACTCGCGTTCCCAAGGTGTTATTGAGGCAATTGACGAAGGCGCCTGTGGCGTTCAAATTCGTTCAACTGTTTCTTCTGAACCCGGAGATTGTGGTAGTCCATATATAACCCCTGAAGGGCGTATAGTGGCTATCCATTTCTCGGCTGGAGACCCTAAGCGCAATAATCTTGGTATCCCCATCTGCGAAGAACTCTTGCAGATGTGGTCGCCAAAAAACTGATGGAATGCCTGTGTGCGCCGCTAATGAGTAGTTCTTTTGAAGACTACGCAATAGCTGGGCGCACAGGCAACCTACTAAAGTGCTCTCGCCCTTTGGCTCTTGAAACTATTGGTAGGGTTCCGTTTCGTCCACTTGGAAATTCGCATTTCACTCGAGCTCCTTGGGTCTCTGACTCAATGATAGCTGATGATGCTTATCTCCCTGCCGTTATGACCGAAAAGGCCATGCGACTGGGAACCGTTAAGTTCTCTGAGCCTGTCTACGCCATCTCGGATTCTATTGTTGATAAAGCGCAAGCTTATCTTCAAGCTGAATTATCGAGTATTTGGCATGGGGACAACCTCATTGACTATCGATCTGCTGTTGCTGAACTTGATCTTAGCAAATCCCCTGGATTTCCGTATTATTACTGGAGTTCAGATAAGGAGGATGCTTTGTATAAGTTCGGGGACATTATTCAGGATAAAACATCACGACTATTGGCTGGGGAGGAAGTTCCTTGCGTATTTTCTTTTACTTTAAAGGATGAACTTCGAACACGTGATCGTGTATTGGATGAAAAAACTAGAGTTTTTTGTGCTTGTGATATTCATCATTTGCTTGCTAGCAAGATGATGTTTTCTCAGCAAAACAGTAAACTCATGCGAACTATAGGTCGTCACCCCGTTACCATTGGTATACAGGTGCCAGGCCCTCAATTTGTCACAGCGATCTTGTCACTTAAGTTTGAAAACAAAGGTGACCAGGCGTATGATGGCGATATTGGAGGTTGTGATGCCCGATTCGTATTGAGGATTGCGCGAGTTATTCGTAACTTGCGTAAGATGTTTTTGCCGATTGAGTACCACCGTTGTGTGGATCACATTTACAACTCGGTGTATTGTGGCGTGGCAGTTTTTGCCGGTTGGCTTTATCGTGTGTATCACAATAAGTCCGGCTGGGAAAACACCGGTCATGATAATTCCATTTATATTTGGTGTATGATATATATTGCTGTAACGCATTTGACTCAAAAACCATTTAATGAAGTTTGCAAATTGAAGGTTAACGGTGATGATTTGGCTACTGCCATTAATCACGAGTTGATTGGGATAAAGGATTTGGCTGTGTTTTTACGGCAATTTAATGTTATTTTAGAAACAAATAGCGAATTGCCTAGACATCCGTCAGAAATCACTTTTCTCTCTCATACTATTGTGGAGCGTTTTGTACCCGGCATAGGTGACTTTGTCATCGCCGCGGGCAATCTTCCAAAGTTAGCTAGCTCTGTGCATTGGGTGAAGTTATCCCCAGAATTGTCCTTTGAAGAATCTTGCTTAGCACATTTGCTTGGCTTGAGGATTTGTTTGTTTCCGTGGCCAGTTGAGTTTTGGACCTTGGAGGAGGTGATTGACAGTTTCTTGGAGAAGCTAACGATCACCACTCGCTTGGCAGAGCTTCTTAAAGCTCGCTTAACTGAACGCCAGATCGGTATGTTACATTTGCGTGGGGAGTCGGTTACTTTTTTCCCGGCTTCCATTAATTTGCAGAAATTCAATCAGGTGCTTAAATGCGTTTGCGGCCTGATAAAGAATTTTACGATTGATCAAACCAATGCAACCCCAAAACAAACCCTCGAAGGCCCAGCGTGCGGCCCAAAGCGCCCGAGACAAAGCTCTCGCGGCGGCCCGATTGAAATACGGATCTCCGATGATTGTGCAGAAAGCACCAGCGAAGCCTGTGCCTCCTGCCCGACGTCAGATCCGAATCAATCGTGGTAATCTAAACCAAAATCCTTCTCGAACAGCCCAGCCGAACAACTTTCCGCGGGTTGCTAATCGTGACAAGGCGAGTTTCCTCTCCGAAGATGTCGAATTCGATGAATTCGTTGCCGACATCAACGGTTCTGTGGCCTTTGCTGCCACAAAGTTTCCCCTTCAGCCAGGCATTGCAGCCACATTTCCGAAAGGAAGTGTTAAGGCAGCTCTGTACTCTGAGTGGAAGCAGATTGGATGCGAGTTTTATTACAAACCTGAGGTATCAGGTTTTGCAGCAAATGGATCTACAGGAAAAGTAATCCTTGCGCTCGACTACAATGCAGGAAACCCCGCCCCTACTACGAAGCAACAGGTTGAAATTATGCACCGTGTGGATAACATGCCCTACGAGGCTATGTCTCTGCGCACTGACACTCAAGCTGTCAATCGCGCGGACGCAAAGTATATCCGCACTGGCCCAATTGCACCTGACGAGGATATCAAGACGTTTGATGGTGGCAACCTATGGGTCTGCACTATCGGACAAGCTAGCGGCGCACTTGTTGGTGAGCTTCATGCTCGCTACATTTTCCGCTGCTCTAAGCCAACACTCTTGAATCCCGCCCAAGGAGGGTTGCTCCCCACAACTGCTGTTTCTTTCTACACTCAGGTAGCCCCGACTGCTCTTGTGACTACGGTCCCAAAGGCAGTTCAATACGACACTGCAGTTGTTGATGGAATTGGAATTGGCGCCCCAGTAGCTGGTGTGTTTACGCCACCTGCTGGGCATTATAAAGTTACAGCACAAGTAAATTATAATGATACCGCCAGTGAGAATTTCATCGCTAACACCCAAGTTTGGAAAAATGGAGCTGCCCTTGCGCTTCCTTCCACTCAGTTGGTTGAGATGGCAGCCACTGCTGCCCAGGAATATGCTTCCGTTTTTATTCAAGCCTTTATTTCTTGTAATGGTACCGATACGGTTCAAATTGAGGCGGATGCTACTGGTGCAGCTGGTGTGCTTACTATCCCTGCTAACTTGAGCAATGTTTGCTTTGAGTCTGTTTAGAAGGATTTTGATGATGGTTAGGTTTCCTCAACGGGACTGATACCACATATTGACTTTTTAGTTATTATTTTATGAAAAACCAATAAAACCAGATAGGAACTCATCGGGCCCTAACATGGCCTTCGACGATAGTCGAATAGTTAATCCTTACCTG